AAATATATATCAATTTGACTTTGAACCTGGTAAAGATCCATATACTGGAGATTACACTATTGTAACACCTGGAAATACTGCTTCTTTAAGTTTTAGTGTTACTCCTTTTAATAATAACGCTGCTGCCGTAGGTTCTAGTTCATTTTCAATAAATGATACTATATTTGTTGTAACTGGTAGTGGTACCTTACCAACTAATAATTATAATATTATATATGTAAATTCTGCCTCTAATGGTACTGTACTAGCAAATACATTACGTAGCCATATTAATAATAGTTCATCATTATTTTCAGGTATATTAAATATATCAGCATCAGGAACAACCCCATTATTAATATTAAATACTAAAACTACAGGTTATTTAAATAATTATAATTATGCTATTGTAAATAATAGTATTGATTATTTCACAGGAGGAACAAATGATGTAGTAACTAATCAACAATATCAAAGATTAGTTTATGATTCTGTAAAACAATTATATTATTCAAATTATTTAACTTCTTCATATGGAGATCCAATTAATAGATCTGTTTTAATTCCCGGTAGAAATGAAGAAGGAAATAGATATGTTGGTTCTGCTAGTAACCAAGCATATGATAATTTTTTACAAACAACTTTAACTTATCCTAGATATTTTCCAACATCAACAGGTAGTTTAATTGGAGTATTATCAATTCCAATGACATTATTTGGTGAATATATTAATCCACATTCATTTAAAATGAGTTTTGATGGATATGATTTTTATGATGATGGCGAAGGTAATCTAATGTCTGGTTCTTTAATGATGGGTAATGTCATATATACTCATGGTATTGTAACATTAACTGGAAATCAAGGATTATTTGATTCTATGTCTGCTGCTACAGTAAATCCTTCTATTATATTATCATCAAATTATGGATCATCAATATATGGTAATAGTTATATTTATGGAATATATAATCCACCACTTGATTTAAATATACTATTTAATGGATTTGCTACTACAAATAATTTTACTTGTTCATTTTCAAGTTCATATACAATTTTTGAAAAACAATATAAATGTACTATTAGAGAAAACGAATATAATTTTACATTAAATCCAAGCACAATCAGAAATGATGCTACAGGTAGTGTTTATGGATTTGTGACAGAATCATATTTTTCACCTTATATTACAACAGTAGGTTTATATGATGAACAACAAAATTTATTAGCAATAGGTAAATTAGCACAACCAGTTCCTGGTTCACCAACAACAGATACAACGATATTGATTAATTTAGATATGTAATGTGGTTATACGAAAATAAAGTTATAGAAAAAATAGAAGATTTTCCTGAAAATACATTTGGTTTCATTTATATGACTACTCATATGCCAAGTGGGATATCTTATATAGGTAAAAAATCACTTTACCACAACATCAAGAAAAAACTTACTAAAAAAGAATTAGCAGAGCAATCAGGCCCTGGGCGTAAATCGGCCACTAAAACCGTTTTAAAGGAATCTGATTGGAAAACTTATTATGGTTCTGCTAAACCAATATTAGGTTTATTAAAAGAAAATAAACACGAAGAATTTAAACGTGAAATAATAACAACTGCTACTAGTAAAAAATTATTAACCTATTACGAGTGTAAATACTTATTTCACTATGGTGTATTAGAACACCCAGTTGAATATTTCAACGATAATATTTTAGGTAAATTTTTCGCTAAAGATTTCTTATAGTAAGGCTAGGCCTCCAAAAATATATTTTATATATTAAAGTTATGACTAATAATGCTCTAGTATTCTTAATTGATTCTGTTTTAGGTAAAGGTAAACCAACATCCAAAGGCAATAGGGCTTACCATTGTCCTGAATGTAAACATCACAAATTAAAATTAGAAGTTAATCTAGAGGAAACATCACCCCATTTTCAATCATACCAGTGTTGGGTGTGTGGGTTTAAAGGTAAAAAATTAACTACTTTATTTAAAAGGATAGAAGTTGATTCTAGTAAAATCAGTCAATTAAAATTATTAGTTAAAACTGATGCTAAACAAATTGAAATAACTGATAATAAAAAAGCAGAATTACCTAAAGAATTCATACCATTAACCACTCCACCACTAAACAGTTTAACCGCTAAAAAAGCTATATCATATCTTAAAAATAGAGGTATTACTAAAGAAGATATAATCAAGTATAATATAGGTTATTGTGAATTTGGATTATTTTCTAATATGATTATTATTCCTTCGTATGATACGAATGGAAATCTTAATTATTTTACCGCAAGAAACTTCGATAAAAACTCGTCTATTAAATACAAAAATCCTGACGTAACTAGAGATATCATTGGTTTAGAGCATTTTATTAATTGGAATGTACCTATCATTTTATGTGAAGGTATGTTCGATGCTATCGCTATTAAACGTAACGCGATACCATTATTAGGTAAAACAATACAAAAGAGTTTAATGAAACGTATTATCAACTCATCAGTTGAAAAAATATATATTGCCCTAGACAAAGATGCTATTAAACAAGCATTAAATTTTTGCGAAGCACTAATGAACGAAGGTAAAGAGGTTTATTTAGTGAATCTTGAAGATAAAGATCCTAGTGAAATGGGATTTGAAAAATTCACTAATTTAATTCAAAACACTTTACCATTAACATTCTCGAATTTACTCGAGAAAAAATTGCAAATATTATGATAGAAAGAGGACAGTCAATACATAAGAAAAGTATTAAAAGAATACTTGAATTTGATGGTGAAGGACAACAAGTAAATTTTTTAGATAATCGATTTTATAAACGAAACGAAAATTATTACCCATCAGTTACAAGTATCTTACAATATTTTCCTAAAGGTAAATTTTTTGAAAATTGGCTTAAAGATGTAGGACACAATTCAGATATTATAGTTAGAAAAGCAGCTGATGAAGGTACTCAAACCCACAGCTTAATTGAACGTTATTTAACAGGTGAAAAAATTGATTGGTTAGATGAAAAAGGACATGCTATATGTTCTTTACCTGTTTGGCAAATGTTACTTAAATTTGTTGAATTTTGGGAAACTGAAAAACCTGAATTAATTGAAAGCGAAATCCATTTATATTCAGACACTCATAAAATTGCTGGTACTTGTGACTTAGTAGTTAGAATGAGAGATGAATTATGGATTTTAGATATTAAAACATCAAATAGTGTTCATACAAGTTATGATTTACAAATGGCTGCGTACACAGTATGTTGGAATGAAACATTTGAAGAAAAAGTAACTAAAAATGGTATCATTTGGTTAAAATCATCTAAACAAAAAGCTGATAAAAAAGGTGATAAAATACAAGGTAAAGGATGGGAAGTAATTTCATCATCTAGAACAATAGAGGAAAATTGGGATTTATTTAACAAAGTATATGATTTATACAAATTAGAAAACCCTAACTCAGAACCATCATTTAATAAATTTCCCGTATCGGTTCAATTAACCTCATGATTTCCCGTAATTTTTAAATATTTATAAAGGACTAGGCTTTCGAAGTCTTCTTATTTATATTTAAAATATATGATTAAACTTACTGAGTTATTACGTGAAGTTATGGATTCGCCTAAAGCTATATTTTTAGCTGGTCCTGCGGGTAGCGGTAAATCATACATCACTAAACAATTGTTGCCTAGTAATTTTACAACTATAAATGTCGATGACACTTATGAGGAATTACTTAAAGCTAGCGGTTTAGGTTTAAAACAAACAGATTTTACTTCTGATGAATTGTCTCAAGCAGCAAAATTAATGGGACAAGCTCAAAAAGCTACTAAAGAAAAATTTACTCAATCATCAAGTGAAAAGCAAAATTTGATTATAGATGGTACTGGAGGTGCTTCAAAACCACTATTAAAGAAAAAACAAGAATTAGAAGATTTAGGATATGAATGTATGATGGTGATGCTTTATGTATCGCCATTAACTTCGTTACAACGTAATGCTGAACGTGATCGTAGTTTAATGCCTAGTATAGTATTACGTACTTGGAGAGATGTAAATCAAAATATAAATGTTTATAGACAAGCATTTGGAAATAAATTTGTTTTAATAAACAATGATCCTAAAGATGCGACTAAAGGTTTTTCATTAGAATTAATTAAACCGTACATTGAAGC